CATTTTTTTTTTCTTTTTATTAATCTTTCTTTTAGTCTTATTACTATTTAATATTTTATTAATGTTTATTATTTTCTTAATTTTTATTGTTTTCTTAATTTTAATTGATTTTTTAATTGTTTTTTTATTATTTTTATTTTTATATGTAATAGTAATACCTAATTTCTTTAATACTAATTCAGAAGTCTCTAGAGCACCTTCAACCCATGCTTGATGACTACTATAATTTTCACCACATATATATAAAGGTTCATTTTCTAAAGGTTGTATCATTTCTTGTAATATTAGTTTTCTATCATATCCTTTTTTCCAATAACCAGCACCTGAAACCCAAGGACAGTGTTTATACCATTTGGGTTTTGGAATAGTTTTATTTGGAAATAATTGTGTTAATTGTTTTGTTAATGTTTTTTCAAATGTTTTATCAACGACTTGTTTAGTCCAATAGTTTGCAAATTTAGAATCCGTATAAGAAATCATTATTACACCTTTTTCATAATTTATAGGTATAATATATTTAATTGGTAAATTAGTAGATGTTTTTTTCAAATCATGAAACCATACTTTATCTTTTTCTTTTTCTATACCTTTATATATTCCTTTATTTAATGTATATTTAGCATATATACGATATAAAGGTTCATTTTGAACAGAATTTAAATTACGTAATACTTTTTTATTCTGTTTTAAATAATCTATATAAATTAATTTATTTTTAGGAATTGCTAATATTAAATTTAATGTTGTAAATGTTTGCTTATCATTATTACAACTAAGTTCATAATATATATTATTATTAATATTATTATTAATTTTCATTATTTTTTCAAGGGGACATTCCTTGTATAATTTAACATTTTTTTGTTTTTTTAATTTATTATATAAAAGTTCAGCAAGTTGTTCCATACCACCATCAATACAACTATATTTCATTTTATCTGAAAATTCATTTGTAAATAAATTGATTGCTTCTAGAGCATTTAATACTCCAAGTTCAGAATAATAAGGATAAATATCAATTAAATATTGTTTAATAGTAGGATAGTGTTGAGATATAGATGTATATTTAGTGTCTAATTTAATATCTTTTTTATCTTTAGATTTTTTAGATAAGTTTGATTTTTTATTTAATTTATAATCAACAATATCAAGTAAAGTTGTATTTATAAGTTCTTCATCAGTAATATTATGTTTTTTTATTATTTTTTTCAAATAAACTATAAAACTATCTATTGATGGAAAAATAGTTTCTAGTTCAATATCATATTTTGGATTAACAGATTTATAATTTATTGTATTTGTAATAGGATATACTTTATTATTTAAGTTTAAATCATTTACTAATGATACAACTCTATGTTGTGTAGTATTAAATCTTGCTCCACCACCATCAACTATAATACCATCATATTTAATAGAATGAAGCCTACCTCCAATATACTTTGAACCCTCAATTAAACATATTTTTTTATTAGGATAATTTTTAGATAAATGATATGTAGTATATAGTCCAGCAATACCCCCACCTACAATAAAATAATCATACATTGTATATACTTACTATAATAAAATAATATAATAAAATTAATATAAAATTAAATTAAACTAAACTAAACTAAATTAAATTAAATTAAATTAATGTAATGTAATGTAATGTAAAAAATAAAAAAATGTTTAATTAAAAATATAAATTATTTAGTATTAAATAATTATTAAAAATATTTAAGCCTTAGGGGTTTTAGCCTTTTTGGCAGGCTTCTCAGTTTCCTTGGGTGCTTCAGTAGGCTCAGTCTTAACAGCCTTAGCCTTGGGGGTCTTTGTCTTGACTTCAGCCTTAACTTCAGCCTTGACTTCAGCCTTGACTTCAGCCTTGACTTCAGCCTTGACTTCAGCCTTGACTTTAGGAGACTTAGTTTTTTTGGCTGGTGCTTCAGTAGAAGGGGTTTCAGGAACATTGGCTTCAGGAACCTTGGCTTCAGCACTCTTAGCCTTGCGAACTTTCTTTTCCTTGACTGGTTCAGCAACTTCTTCAACTGGAACAACAGCACTATCAGTAGCAACAGGTAAGTTGGCTAAAACTTCAGCCCTCTCCTTTTGATAACGCTCTTTATCAGAAGTTTCAAGACTCTTAAACTCAGTCATTTGTTCTGGGGTCAAAGCTCTCCAAGCCTCAGAAACATAACGAGAAAGTTGTCCAAAACTTGCTTCAGGATGAGCAGTTTGAGAAAGAGGACGTTGCTTTTGAGTAAAGAAACTAAAAGCAGTGCGAGCGTGCTTGATAGCTGAGGTTGGGTTAGCACGACGCTTTTCACGACGAAGACGTTTTTGGATATTGTCTATTTGACGTGAACTAATAGTAGACCATCCATCTTCAAACTTAAAAGAAAATTTTTCGGCAAGAGCCGCAACAATCTTTTGAGAAAGTTTGAAGGTATCTTCAGAAGACGCAATTTTAGAAGTAAGAGACATTTTGAAATAGAAATAAAGCGATGAATATGTTTCGGTTTATGATTTATATTATAAATATATCTTTAAATTGTTTTTTTAACGCAATAAAATTATTTTTTTAAATATATTATTTTTTTTATATTTAAAGAAAACATAAATTTTAATGTATTTTTATAATTGAAATTAAACTATAAATATAAATAATTATTAAATAATAGTTAAATACATTTATTATTTTTTTATAAGTAAATTTCTTATCTATTATTAATATAAGTAATAATTAATAAATAATAATTAATAAATAATAATTAATAATTAATAAGTAATAATTAATAAGTAATAATTAATAATTAATATAATTTACTAATTACTAAAAAATTAAAATAGAATGAAAAATAATAAAAACTATAAATTAAATCTAATAGTTTTATTATGTTTAACTATTATATTAATATTAATTTACTTAAAAGATAAACAAATAGATTTATTTTATATATTTAAATTACCAAATAGTGAAACAGATAATAAATATTACGACTGTAAAATGAGTAATACTAACAATAAAATAAACAATTTACAAAAAAATATAAAGAGGGTTTTAAATGGAAATAATATAATACAAAATACTAATATAACAAAACACTGTAAATTTACAACACCAACACCAACAGCAACAGCAACAGCAATAGTTTAGACACCATTGTTTAACATAGCCGATGGCGAAGATATAACAGAACTACTCAAATGAGAAGGATAACAAACACAAGAAGACAAGAAGACAAGAAACCAAGAAGCTATTCAAATTTGTGTTGCATTCGTTAAAATGGCTGATTAAGAAGCAGAAACAATGTGTAATTCATGCTTTAACAATTCATAAAATATTAGTAGTAAGTGTAAACAATTTATTTCAGGAGACAGCGAAGAGGTGAACTGGAATAATTTTTTTCAAGAGTGTGTTCAAGAAGTTAAAGGTTTGGGTAAAAATATACAAGATAATGCTTATAATAAAAAAATTAATGATTTTATTCAAAATTTAGTCGCAATATGTGTAGACAATAACATTTCATAACCAATAAATAAACATTTACTAATTTATAAATTTATTATTCTAATAATTAATAATTAATAAATAAATTATAATAAAATATAATAAATATTTTAATAATTTATAATAATAAATATATTATTATATAATAAAATATAATTAAAAATATTAATATAAATATATAAACAAATATATCAAGATGATTTTAGATTTAATAGTTATTTTATTAGTTATTGTATTATCTTATTTATTATGTATAGATAATAAAAATCATAATTGTCAATTATCTCATATAGTAATTGGTCTTACAGTTATTGTATTTTATAAATTATCAAGATATTATAATACAAAATTAGAAACTAAAGTAAATAATAATACACATACTAAAAATAAAAATATAAATACTACAAAAACTATTAAAGAAGGATTTAATATACAAAATATTAATGATTTTTTATCAAATAAAAAAATTGATGTATTAGATACAACAGAAATATCCTCATTAGAACCAGAAAAATATAATGAATATTTAACAAGTTTAAATAATTTAGTAGAAGAATTAAAAGAAATTAATAATAATAATGTTCAAAATAATAATAGTTTACAAAATACAACTGATGTTGAATCTAGTAGTTTAGAGGCTCAACAAGCCTTGCAACAATATCAAATTAATTATCTTAATAAACAAATTAAAAATTCACAAGATATAATTAATAATGAAAGAATTAATGAAGAAACTCTAAATTATAAACCAATTAAAGTATATAGTAGTTGCACACTAAATACAGATGGTTCATTATCAAATGAAGAACCTGTAAAAAATAAATTTACAAGTGTTAATCCTTTAAACAAATCATATTCATATGAAGATAAACAAATATTAAATACAATACAACAAGGTAATCCTGAAAAACAAAATAATGTATTTTTAAAATTATTACAACAATTATAATTATTTTTACAACATCGAACTATTTTACTAAGTTAAATATTTATTCTAAAGTATATAAACTATTACTTCTGTATAAATAATTAGGTCTATTTATTGTGTTTTAATATGTTTTAATATTTTTTAATATTTTTTAATAATTGAAAAGCATATATAACTTTTATATTTGTAATTTTATAAACTATTATTTTTTATATTTATAAGTTCTTATTGTTTATTATTAATTTTTGTTTATAATAAATTATAAATATAAAAAAATTAAAAAATAATATATAATTAATATTTAAATATGTTTACATTTTAAATCTTTAACTGTTGTAAATTATTTTAATATCTAAAATATATATAATAAATAAATTATTTTTTTATTTTTTATTATTTTTTAAGCAAATAATAAAATAAAAACTTATAAAAATAATATATATATATTTAGTAATAAAATAATATATATAATTATTATAAATTGAAATAATATTTTTAAAATGATAAAATCTAATTCTATGTTTATTGTTACTATATTTATGTTAATGATAGTTACAGGTTTAATTTTATACTTTATGTATTTTAAAACACATGAACATTTTTTTACAACCACTACACCAATACCAATACCAACACCAACAGTTAATCCTGCATGCCCTCAAGTAAATGTAGATCCTAGATTAAATAATAAATCTATTATGTCCCGTCATTTTGGTATTGGATTTAATATAGAGTATGTTAAAACTATAAATGATATTGATTTTTATTTAATCAAACATATACCAACAATTGCTACTAAAACATCAGGTGGTTGTTATGCAGTTTCAAATAATAATCTTTTATCAATTAAATTAAAAAATAGCATTGATGAATCACAATTATGGTCAATTACTGAAGATGAAGATTCTATCTCTAAGTATTTTGTTGCTAAACCTAAAATAAATGATAGTTTTGCTATTCAATATGAAAATGGAAATCTTGCTTTAAGACCTTATTACTCAACAAATATTTTTGAAAGTCAAAAATGGCTACTCAAAGATGTAGAAATTACAAGAGGTATTCCTGTATTAAATTATAGTCCTGGAAGTTTATTTACTCCTGAATTTGACCCTTATTCTTCAGACGCAACTTATTCTAGTGATATGTCAGAACAAAATGTTCAACAAGTAAATAATGTAATTAGTTCTATTAAAGTTGGTCTACAACAATATTTATCTCAATTAGATAATAAATATCAGGACACAACACAAGATACTTCAAATTATTCATTAGGACAAAAAGAAACACCTTTAAATGTTAATATTAATTTAAGTGATAACTCAGGTACCAAAGAAAATTTTAGTAATACTAATAAATTATCAAATGAAATGTTATCTATAATGGATAAATATGGTGTTAAAGCAAGTAATCAAGAAAGTAGTAAATATACTAAACTTTATAATAAAAATAGTTTAGCAAATGAACTTAATAAACATCAAGGTTGTAAAATTATTAATACAAATGATTATACTAGTAATCGTGTAGGTTCATGCAATTGTAAATTATAAACTAAATTAACTCAATGGTTTAAATTTAAATTTTAATTATTTATATTTTTTTATACT